AGTGCAGATCGCACCACAACATTGATTGATGCCACTATCAAGCAGATAGGTTACTATCAAGCCAACCTCCAGGGAATTCTAACAGGCAGTGTGATAGGCGATGTTACTGGCAACGCCTCTACAGCTACCAAATTACAAACCACGCGAACTATTGCAAATATTCCGTTTGATGGCACAGCAAATATCAATCCCAGCACTGATAACATATACGAAGGTGTGGTTAATAGATATTTCACAGAAGCTAGAGCTAGATCTTCTATCAATGTATCTGGTGGATTGTCCTACAATGCTACCACAGGAACCATCAATGGACCAGTACTAGCATCTGTGGCCACTTCTGGCGATTACAATCAACTGATTAATAAACCTTACATACCTCCAGGAACAAATTTTGCCAGTTTAAATAACAATCTAAACAGCATTGTGGACAGCATTGTGGGCGCCATTGACTTGAATCTAAACAGTTCAAGCTATAATCAAACTGTTAGAGGACATAATGCTGCCGGAGTGGGTTACGGATCAGGTTGGAGCAGTGCAATTACAGGCGGGTCCAGCGGTAGTCCTGTGGTAACCTTCACAGTTGATATCGCAACAATACTGGGATTGAATGGCAATCCAGCCAGTTTGTACTGGAAAGGCAATTACAGTTTTAATCTTGCACCAAGTTTGACTCGTGTGTACGACAATCGAAATACCTATTATAGTTTTGGAACTGGTATCTGGAGTATTTCAGCATCGCCTGTAACATCAGACAACAATAGCGGACAGTATGGGGTGTTCACTGTTCAGGTCAGCGCAACAGATTTATCTCACCCATATCACGGCACTAGTGTTAGCGCCGGATGGATCGGAATATCAAGCAGGACCAATAATGTCTATAGCGGTTAATTTCAGTATTCCTTACACACAGGGCATTTATGATGCCTTGCCAAATTTGGACTTGTCCACAATCAGCGATGTGTATTTTAGCGATAACAAATTTGGTAGTGCAAGAAGTATCTTTCTTGGGCAAGAAATGTTTGATGAAATGTATGCCGTAAGAGAAAAATATGGCATCAAAGTACATTACTTGGTGAATCCCAGCACATACACTAACGAATTTTACAAACAAGTTCCTGAGTTGATAGACTACATCAGTGAAATTGATGCGGATATTGTTACACTTAACAATACTTACTTGCTGAGAGCAGGTATTATCAAAGACTTTCGTGCCAGTAAGCCCACACTAGAACTAAAAAATAGTGTAAATAACCTAGTGCGTACACTTAAAGACTTTGTATTCATGCATAAAGAACTGGGATTGACCAGTATCATTGTGGACCGTAGTTTAAATCGTGACTTAGATACACTGAAAAAGATGCGAGGCTATGCTGACCAGCACGATATTAAAATTACCATGCTGGTCAACGAAGGCTGTATAGTGGATTGCAAATGGAAACAGTGGGATGATCTTATCATTAGTCAAACAAAAGAAGGCGATGACAGAAAACTAACTGATAAAATTTACATTGACTTAGGATGCGTGAGTTATTTCAAGACCCAACCAGGTGAGTGGCTCAAAACAGCATTTACATTGCCTAATGATATTGACAAGTTTGGCGGGCTAGTGGACGTTATCAAGCTGGCTGGTAGAGGCTTTCCAATAGAGCAATGGACTAGAGTGGTGGATTCTTATCAGAAACGTAGCGGAAATATACGTCTAGGGGAATTACTCAGTACCAAAGGCGATCAAATGCTGTCAAACACTGTTGTGAATCAGTTGACTGATCTTGGATTCAACGAGCTTACTAAAAATTGCAGGACCGTTTGCGGAACAGAGTGCAATCATTGCGATAAAATATACGATGGACTTATAAGGAATTTTGGATAATGGAAACAACCGTGCAAGGCATACCCAAGCTGACAGCAAATTGGAGTGCTGATAATACATATTCTATAACATTTTCAATAGACAGCAGACTGATAAATGGTTTGTTTGGTGCTCCTGTACCTTTCCAAGATGTGGTTCACTCAGATACTGGTGTAGAAACACACTACCTTGGAACAATTACGCAGGAAATGTATCAGTTGATTGTGGAAAGTATCAATAATCCGCATTGTTTGGCTTTCTGGATGGCAGATCAAACATTGAAAATTAGAAGATTAACAGTGAATCTTGGTCCTGGCACATACTTAGACAACGCTAGAAATGCTTTGGTTGGGTTGAACAACACCGTGACACTCATACCACAATGTGTGGATAATCATGGCACTGTTTGGTCTGATGTGCAAATCATTGACATAAAGAACATGGAAAAGAAGAATTTTGCAATCAGCATCAACGAACAAGATTCTGCACAATACAAAACAACCAGCACTAACAATCAACCTGTAACTTTTCGAATGATGGACAAGGGCCGTGCTACTTTGCGTTTCAAAGTAGTGATTCCGGAACTGACCACACTCTGGCTGTCGGTTTACCCTGAATTGTATGCATATGATCAAGCAAATTTGGATAAATTTACAGCTTGGGCTGCCACCCAAACAAAACAATAAATACTTGAATAAGGAAAGCAAGAGATGTCATATCAAATAACTCACTACAACGGAGCTGCATTTTCGCCCGCAATCACAGTGGCCGATGGCACGCTCGATACTTCGCTTGATCTAAAGATCATCGGTAAAAGTTACGCAGGCTACGGCTTGGCACAAAACGAAAATTTTATATATCTTTTAGAAAATTTTGCCAACAACTCAGCCCCAAGCAAGCCTATAACAGGACAAATTTGGTTTGATAGCTTGCACAACAAAGTCAAATTCTATGATATTAACAGAAGTTGGAGAAGTTTAAGCGGCACAACAGCAACTACCTATGCTAACAAGCCAACAAATTTAGTAACTGGCGATCTATGGTATGATACTGACCACAATCAAGTTAATGTTTTTAACGGAGTAGACTTTACTCTAGTTGGTGGTAGTGTTGCTACTGGACAAAACACACAAATGGTATCAGTTAATGTGACTGATACAAATGGCTATACCCATGCAATCATCAAAGCCATTGTTAACGGCCGTGTAATTTATGTGGTAAGCCCAGAAACTGATCCAGCCGGATTTCAGTTAGACACCACAATCAATGCAATTCCAGGATTTGTTATAATAATGCCGGGTATCACACTGGTAGGAACTCCAGGGTACGGCCAATCTCAGGCGGGAATCACAGCAGGACGCGAACGTTTCTATGGCACAGCCAGTAATTCAGATCTTTTGGGCGGATTGCCTTCGGCCAACTTTATCCAATCAACCAATGCTACATTTTCGAGCCAAGTTAAATTTTACGATCAGGGTTTCACAATAGGCACCACACCTAAATTGACATTTGCCATAGATGGAACAGGTACTCCAGTGCTTCAAAGCACATACCTTGGCAACAGCATCAAATTTCAAACAACAGACGGCACCGGAGCCACACAAACACCATTGGTATTGACTGGAAAAGATATACTTCCTAATGCAGCCATTGGCGGAAATATCGGAAGTCAAGCATTGCAGTGGAATAGTGTTTACGCAAATTATGTTTATGCCACTTCAAAAAATGCAGATAATCTATTAGTGACAGATACTGGTGCTGGATATGCGCAAGCCAGTATTTTAAATAACACCAGTTCACCCAGCATTGTGGCACGTGATGCCACTGGCACCATAAATGTCACGGCCATGAACGGCACAGCCAGTCAAGCTGTTGCTCTACAACTTGCAGGATCTGCCACATTCCTCACAGCCACTACCACGCCAACTGTGAATAGTATCGTGGCAAGAGATGTGAGTGGCGGTATTGCTGTTATTGCGGTAACTATACAATCTATTGTCAAATCGGGAACAGCAAATGTTGGCAATATAGGACAATCAGATAATAAATTTGGCACAGTTTATGCCAGCACATTTAGTGGTGCTGTTACAGGCAACGTTACAGGCAACGTTACAGGTGTACTTACTGGTAATGTGGCCAGCGCAGCAACCGCAAATCAGATCACATCAGGTTCTGCTCTAGTAGATGCAACAACTGGCAAAATGAGAGCCAACAGCATATCGTTGGGAAATGGATCAGCGGCATCACCCAGCTTGAATTTCATCAGCGACAGTAATTCCAGTTCAGGATTCTACTGGTCAACTAACGGTGAAATTAATATCAGCAATGCTGGCGTTTACAGCGGCAAATTCCAAGCCAACGGTAATTTGACTATGGTAGGAAATGTTTCAGCGGTATTGTTCCAAGGAACAGCTACCCAAGCTCGCTATGCTGACCTAGCAGAAAAGTATTTGGCAGACAAAACTTATGAGCCAGGCACAGTGGTTTCTGTAGGCGGAGAAAAAGAAGTCACAGCCAGTCAGATTGGTGATCGTGCCTTGGGCGTGGTTAGTACCAATCCAGCCTACATGATGAACAGTGAACTGCAAGGCGGCACTTACATTGCACTAAAAGGTCGTGTGCCAGTTCTAGTTTATGGCCGTGTGTCAAAAGGTCAACCGTTAATTGCTTATCATGCAGGTGCTGCTCAAGCATCCATGGCAGGATGGACTCCAGAAGTGTTTGCACAAGCATTGGAAACCAGTGCTGACGAAGGTGTCAAATTGATCGAATGTGTAATCCTATAATCATAAATATCTCTACAAAGGTAATCAATGGCAACCAATCCAATCATTTACGCTACAGACTATAACGGTATCCAAACAAAAGTTCAAACTGTGTTGGGTACCTACTATGGCCAGTCTGTAAATAGTTCAGCCATTAGCACACCAGTAACAAATCAAAATGCCACCAACATTACAGCATTGCAATGGCAAAAACTGTATACTGATTTGTTGATCTGTTACAATCATCAAAATGCCAGCAATGGATCACTGACGTATCCAACCACCACTACGGTCATTGCGCTGGCGGATTTGACAGCATATCAAAACATGGGAACCAGCATACTGTCCAACTATTTGCAGTTCAATTCGGGATATAAGTCCAGTCAGTCATTCACGTCACAAACTGTAGGCCCAGGTTGGGGTATTAATAATTCTAGTAACACTGTAAAGCACACACTGGTGCTGACATTCCCCAATGCAGCATCAGCAGGTTATTTTTTTAATTCAGGCGGCTCAATTTTGTTTTCAGCCAGTATGTCTGGTGGACAAACGGCAGTAGCTGGTACTAAAGATTTTTCTTGGAACAGCATGCTGAGTCACATGGGTGTTATCCAGTTCTCGGCAGGCGGTTGTACTACACAAGCTGGTGCTCTAACACCTGGAACAGGCTATTTGGGTTTCTACTCTTTGACCGCAAGTAATCAGCTGGTGTATCAAAAACTCACAGAAAACGCAACATACAGTCCAAATCAATTGGACATATACGCAAATTTCAGTGGTAGCACTCTTTCATTTGCCATAGAGTACGAAGACCGTTCTGGCCCAAGCGATGGTATTCACAATCAGTACAACGTGGACGAAGCAGTAACTGGCACACTTACCAGCAATGCCAGCATGAGTTATGCCAGCGGTGGCCCTACTGGATTCACCATGAATGTGACCAGTTATCTGCCCACAGCAAGCACCAATAGTGTAGCTGTAATCGCTTCACCTAGCCCATAATCCACTGACTCATAAGTCTTGACAAGCTAACTAATATAGTGTTATTATAGTACACTACGGAGTTTGTTATGGATGAACGAATTGAAAAGGCCTTTGCTGTGGCCAATTACATGTCTACGCTATCAAATCAGCGTAGAGTCATGTTGGAAGAATACGAACAAAAACTGGTACACTATGTGAATGGTGCCACATTTCAAGTTGGTCCAGATCTTATAAACTTTACAAAAACAGTGCTTGATCTTGGCTATACCAACGATGTGGCATTCATTGATGTGAACAATTTTCCAGTGCTAGTAGCAGACGTTCAGGAATTTTTCGACAACTTGGTGGCTATCTATTTTGAAGCCACCAACGAATATTCTGTTAAATTTACCACACTAAAGAGCCAAAGAAAAATATCAGATATTGTGGATCTATGACCACTGGTGCAGTTATTTTTGCTCAAAATAATGCCAGTCTAGATTATATCAAGTTGGCTGTGTTTTCAGCCAAGCAATTGATCAAGCACTTGGATATTCCTGTCAGCATAGTTACAGACAGTCCGGGTTGGTTGTCAACTGGATATCCTGAGCACCCGTTTGATCATGTGATATCCGTGGATTTCAAAGACACCACTCAACTGAAAGCATTTAACGATGGTGCGTTGAGTTTAAAAAAACTAGAGTGGAAAAATTTTATTAGAGATCAGATATATGATCTAAGCCCGTACGATCGCACTCTGGTGATTGATAGCGATTACATAATCAACTCCAGCATACTCAAACCTGCACTAAGCAATCAGTACGATTTTCAAATATACAAACGCAGCATGGATCTTGCTGACTGGCGGCCCACAAATGAATTTGAAAGAATTAATCAGTACAGTATTCCCTTCTACTGGGGAACAGTTTTTATATTTGAAAAAAACGAAATCACCAAAGCATTGTTTGATTTGATTTCTTATATCAAATCCAACTGGTTATATTTTAGGAATTTGTACAGCATAGAAAGCACAACTTTCAGAAACGATTTTGCATTCAGTATTGCCATACATATAATGAATGGAAAAACTAATGGCGGCTTTGCGATAGAGTTGCCAGGCAAAATGATCTATACTAAGGACAAGGATTTTTTAATCAGTATGGAAGATACTACTATGCGATTCTTAGTAGAAAAGAAAGATTATCATGGCGAATACACATTGACCAAAACTCAGGATTTGGATGTGCATGTTATGAATAAATTAAGCCTAAGTCGTTACATAGATGGAGGTATTGGTGTCTAAAGGATTCGTAGTATTTGCACAGAATACAAAAACTGTTGACTATGTTAGACAGGCATACGCACTTGCACTCAGTATTAAGTATACTCAGAAAGAAGTTGCTAATATCTCCATCATAACCAATGATGAAATTCCAAAGAAATATCGCAAGGCGTTTGATCAAATAATTCCAATTCCTTGGTTTGATAAGAAAGGTGATAGTAGGTATGCCACTGAACATCGCTGGAAAGTATTCCATGTGACACCTTACGATGAAACTATTGTACTAGATACTGACATGCTACTATTGGAAGATGTTAATGTATGGTGGGATTATTGTAGTAATCACGATGTGAGATTTTGTAATAGAATCAAAAATTACAAATTGGATATAGTGCTGGATCCTGTAAGTAGAAAAACATTTATCGCAAATAATCTAACTAGTCCGTATTGTGCATTGCACTATTTTAAAAAATCTGATTATGCTTTGGAGTTTTACAAAACATTAGAGTTTGTTTGCAAGAACTGGGAATGGTGTTGGACTAATTTTGCTCCCAAACAATATCAAAATGCTTGTAGCATGGATTTGGCAATAGCGGTAACTATAGAGATTATGTTGGCACACGATACTGTATTAGACAACCTAAATCCATTGGAATTTATTCATATGCGTGGTTCTATACAGGGCTGGAGCAACACACAAGCCAGTTGGCGCAACACGGTAACTCATGTGTTAAATTCCAAAGGCGATCTTGTTGTGGGCAATATCAAACAAAGCAAATTGTTTCATTATATAGAAAAAGAATTCTTGACTGAAGATATTATTACGAGATTGGAGGAACTTAATGGCCAAGCGTAGAAAATTTCCTCCTGTGGATTATACTGTCAATCAAGAATACAGAGCGTATTTTGACCCTGCTACAGAAAAAGTAGTTGCTGTGACCAATGTGCCTCATCATGAATTCAAACACTATGCTGTAATCAATGCTGAAGAATTCAAAAACTTTCATAAGGGTTTGTTGAAATTTGAAGATTGTGTAATCGATAGATTTGTTACACCAAGCGGTATAGTTGAATCTAGAATTTTAACCAAATCAGTAAGCAGCGAATTTCAATTTGATAATAGGTCTTTGATATGGGTCAATCGTGATGTAGACGAAACTACGGAATTATTGATCACATGGACCAAGGATGCATGGAGTTTTCATATTACTCCCGCTGGTAGGGCTATACTTACAGATAGTCTTTATGATAGAACAATGGTATTCTTTGCAACACTGGAAACGGATTTTGATTTTTTAATTAGAACATTTTACATAAGAGTACACGATTTGCTTAGAGAAGATGTGATGACATTTGCGTTTGAAAGCAAGTTGGAAACCAATGTACACCGTATCGCTATCACTAGCAAAAAACTATTCAATAATTATGGATTACAGATAAATGATTAAAGTTATAGAACAAGACATTATATTTCTCAGCTATGATGAGCCCAACGCTGAAAAGAACTATGCAGATCTGTGCAACAAAGTGCCTTGGGCCAAACGTGTTCATGGAGTCAAAGGCTCGGATGCGGCACACAAAGCCTGTGCCGCACTCAGCGAAACGGAGTATTTTGTCACAGTGGATGCTGACAACATAGTTGATGCAAAGTTTCTTGAAGTTGAAATAGATCTAGACAAGCTAGGCTTAAGTGCTGATCATGTGTTTAGTTGGTGCGGCAAAGTTCATGTGAATGGACTCATGTACGGCAATGGCGGACTCAAGATGTGGACACGTGAGTTTGTGAACAACATGCGCACACACGAAAACAGCGATCCCAATGATACCAAAGGCCTAGTAGAGTTTTGTTTTGATGACAAGTACTATCAGTTCAACGAAAATTACAGTGAAAGTTTTACCAATGCCAGTCCGTTCCAAGCATGGAGAGCAGGATTCCGTGAAGGCGTAAAGATGAGTCTCGATCAAGGCGCCAAGGTAACAGATCTTAAAACAATCTGGTGGCAAAATTATGACAGAATCTTGATCTGGTGTAATATAGGAGCAGATGTTGTCAATGGCATGTGGAGCATGTATGGTGCTAGGGAAGGCGCATACTTGACCAATTGTACAGATTGGGACTATGCCAATGTTAGAGATTTTGAATGGCTCACTGAGCAATGGGAAACCAAGTATAGTAAAATAACTGAAAAAATGCTACCATATGAAATTACGGGCTTGGGTGAAACACTCAAATACGAATGTGGTTTAGAACTATTTGATCCAGATGCAGATTCCAGCAAGTTTTTCAAAGTAGTATATAACAACACACCGCGAATTATTCGAAAACGCCATGTATGATATAGTGTTTATCAGTTACAATGAACCTGATGCTGATGATAATTTTGCCAGTCTAAAGTCGCGTTTTCCCTTGGCCAAGAGAGTGAACGGAATCAAAGGAATACATCAGGCTCACATAATTGCCGCCAAAAAATGTTTCACAAAAATGTTCTGGGTAGTTGACGGCGATGCTGTTATTGTAAATGATTTTAAATTTGATTATGTTGTGCCCGAATGGGATTTAGATATTGTGCATGTTTGGCGCACCCTAAATCCTATTAACAGTTTGACCTATGGCTATGGAGGTGTCAAACTTTTACCCCGTAAAATGACAATTGACATGAATGTGAATTCTACAGATATGACCATGAGTATCAGTACCAAATTTAAAGCCATGCCAGAAATCAGTAATATCACAGCTTTTAATACTGATGCATTTAGCACATGGCGTAGTGCTTTTAGAGAGTGTTGCAAGTTGGCCGTAATCAACAATCCAGAAAGTTTATCGAGATTGGATGCTTGGTGTACATTGTCAGAAGATGCTCCATATGGTGCGTATGCTTACATGGGTGCCATTGCAGGAAGAAATTACGGAGAAAAAAATGCCTCCGATAAGGAGGCACTTGCTAACATAAATGACTTCACTTGGCTAGAAGCTCTGTGGCTAGCGGAAAAATCTCAGCTATCACTTTAGCACAAGCAACAGCAACTTCTTGATGCTCTTTCTGTGTACCGTTGGCACTGCGCAATTCAATGAAGTGTACCCAACTGCGTAGTGTACCATTCATATAAATTCTGCTTTCTATAAGACCTTCGGGCAATACTGCACGAGCTTGTTCTTTAGCTATGCCATTAGCGATAGCCCACTCGTACTCTCTTTGTGCGGCATATATAACTCTTTTCTGAGCACGTTCCCATTCGATTGATAGCATTTTATCATCTGTGGTGATACTGTTTTGTCTGTTTGCGGTGTCTTGGAGTCGTGCTTCTCGCAATACAAACGACAGGTCTTTAGTAGGGTCAGCATATCGCTGACTGAATTCTTGAAAGCTGAAGCTACGATGTCTAAGGATCTGTCGTGCAATATCTCTTGTGGTGGAGATTTCGATACAGGCTGACACCATTTCGAGTGGACTCCAGTGTTGGTGTTTAACCAAGTATCTGATGAGTTTTTCGGATGTTTCTGTATTGAGTTGATTGGCAGGATTGCTGACACGGGCGCAATACGCAATGAGTTCCTGTGCATCTTGGATACCAAGATCTGCGAATTCCTGTGTGGGTTGGGAGTAACTGAGTAGTCGAACATGCATTATTTATAGCTTCTTTTTCTTAAGGAATTTCTCAGTACTGCGTTCTACGTCCTTTCTAACACGCAATGCATCCAATTTAAAATCCACATTGTCTATGCTGTCTTCGTAATTTCGAACAATCTCTGAAAGATTCTTTTCAAAGGCTGGCCAGCCTTCTCTGCGAGCTTGAGCTGTTATTTTGATTTCCCAAGTTTTGCCATCTTTAAAATTGACCAGTACGGTGTGGAGATACCTTAAAGGTACCACATTTAAATGTACTTCACCGAATACTTCTGGCCAATTTGCTATAACATCCTTGGGAAGAGGTCTTCCCGTTCGTGTCATTTAAGCAGTTTTTTTGGTAGGAACCAATTCCTCTGCTTTACGGCGATAGCTAGCAGCTTCTTTGGCTAGTTTATCAGCTTGACTACGATACCATTTTGCTTCAGCGTCTGGACTATCAAAACTCACTGGATCGCTAGTTTGAATAGTGGGCTCCACTTTGCCAACTTGTTTGGTAGAGATTGCGGTTTCATTCAATTTAGGCGCTGTGGCTTTGTCAGTTTCTTTGGCTTGACTTTCTTGTAGCGCCAGTTGGTCAACTGGAACACCGCGTTGTTCTGCAATGATCTGATTGAGTTCAGATAGCAATATTGAAGTTTGCACAGTTGGCGTTACCTCGATAGCATTGGTAGGTGCTTTGATCAAACGATTGTTAGTGTGTAGCCAAGGCAACATACGTGAACCGTCTGGAAATTGTGTGCGGTCCAATGCCTCAGCCAGTTCATATGAGCTCTGTCCAGAGCCACTTTCTACTAGATTGATAAGTGCATCATGATAGATGTCAGGCATATTCTCTGTAGGAATAATTAGACAGCTATAAGCATCACCCGGCAATGTTCGATATGCCACTAGACATTTTTTGTTAGTGGCTTTAACACGACCTACGTGTTTGATTTCTTGAGCCATATTAAGCTCCTGTAGCAGGTGCTGTATCTGTAGCAGGTGCTGGTTGTGCAGCTTGTTGTTTAGAAATAGTTTCTAAGAACGAAGTTAACTTTGTATATGTTTGTCCCACGGCAACCATTTCGTTTGGTTTGAATGCGCCACGTGAACTTGCAATATCAATGATAACTTTCATTGCGTTTAAGTCGTTAACGGTAAGCTCGTTTGAGCCTTCTGCTTGAGTTTGATCTTGTACTGAATCAGTCATTTGTATCTCCTTTTATTAAGTACATAGTAATTATCTTTGTTGTAAATACGGACAGGCGATTGTGAAAAAACTCAGTTCTTTTTCGATTTCAAAACCAATACGTGTGATATACACAATTGTATTGGTATTGTCTAAAGCAATGCCTTGTCCCACATAGTACCTATTATTTAAATTCTTGCGTATCCAACCATCGATGGATTTGGCTTGACTTGGATTGAACTTGTCTAGACTGGTGTATTTAAAATGCGGGCAGGCAAACTCAACCCTACGTAGATTGAAATAATCTAAAGGATTGGGCTTGCCATTCTTTAATGCCATTATGCTGGTTCCGTGGCAAATTGATAGTATGCAAACTCGCCAAATGGTGGCACAATTTTATCATTACCGTGAATGATAAACACTGTATCACAGTAGTTTTCATCACCCCAACTGCCCCAAGGATATCCGTCTGTGAACATGATAAACTTTTTGGGTTGGATATCATTTTCTTTCATATAATCCCAGTTGGCATCAAATTCAGTTCCACCACCGCCCATGGGCTCGTAGCCGTCAAACTCGTCAATGTTGTAACCGTCGAAGTCTGCTTCGTTGTACACTTTGGTATCAAAGCACCAAACTTTGATTTTAAAGTCCTTGTACTCTTGCATAATGCCTTTGATCTCTGTCAAAAAGTCTTTGGCTTGTTCATCACCAATTGAACCTGACATGTCAATTGCCACACAGATATCAATTGTTTCTTGGAATTGTGTGCCTGGCAGTACTGCATTCATGTGCCAACCCTTGCGGTTAGGACGCATAAACGAATAGTCGTTCTTGATAGTGCTTTGGATTTGTTGGCGTAGTATTTCACGCCAATTCATCTTAGGTTCTGTGAGTTCCTTGATCATACGTTGTACGCTGCCTGGAGTATTTCCCGAACCCGCCGCCTGCGCCGCCTGCATTGTGGCTTCGCGGATCTCATCACGAATTTGTTTGAGCTCGTCTTTGGAATACTTGGGCTGACCATCTTTACCGTTCTCGCCCCAGTCAATATGATCGTCCAGCAATTGACCCAATGCGTTCAATTCTTCTTCGTCCATTTCGTCAAAGATTTTGTCATACACTTCTTCAGCACCCATGCCATAGTACTTTTGATCATGGAAGATTTTGATACCTTCAATATTGTGTTCACCAATGCGATCACGCACCAACTGTCCGTTTACACAATAGTCAGCTGCAATGTTAAAAATACGTGGATTACGAGCCTCACGACGACTCATGTGATCAAACACATTATGTAAGATTTCGTGAGCAATAACGAACTCCACTTGTTTCACCGACAAGGGTTCAAAAAACTCACGATTAAAGTAAATGGTACGCCCGTCAGTTGCGGCTGTACCCATCCATTCCGAGCCTTCTTCAATTTTAAGGCGTGTGGCCATGTTGCCAAAGAAAGGATGGCGTAGTAGTAGACCCACACGGGCTACGATAATTTTATCGATAATTGGATCTGTATGCGACATGTATGCTCCTTTACTGTATGTATATATTATAACAGGACCCTAAGGTCCTGTCAAATACGACTACTTCAAATTACTTCTCAGTGGCTGCACTGATGTACTTACCATACTTGGCATGGAAGTCATCAAAACATTTGATCTCATCTGGATCCAAAGGCAATTTGTAAGTGCTCAAAGCCAATTTTGTACCCATGATAACCAATTCAGTTTCAAAGTTATTCATCATGAATTCAAAGAAACAGTTCACTTGATCATTCCAGTTTTTCATTTTCTTTTCGCAAGAATCTTTCAATTCATAGCACAAAGACACTGTCAAACTGTACATAGCTGAAATTTCTTTGGAATCCATTTTCTTAACTTTGCCACTCAAAATATCACTGGGATTTGGCATCTTGCTGGCATGTTTGCGATGAGCCATAAAGCTGATAGCAAGACCTTCACCAACTGAACCCGAAACCAAATCAGTCAATGTGTCGGTGTCAACATCGTCGTCTGTAAGCAATTCGCTTACAAAGCTCCAAGAGCGTGGAGTTGCAAAAGCGCGACTGCTGGACTTTGGATCAAAGTCGTACAAGCTCTTTTTACTGAAGCTCAAGAAGCCTACAACATCTTGATGCACTTTGTTTTCAACTGCCCACTCAAAGTAGTCATCCCAGTTCACAGCCATCTCCAAGTGAACAAAACGATTGGCCAACGGAGCAGGCATACGGAATGTAACACCCTTGTCAGTTTCACGATTACCAGCCGCAACCAACATAACGTTGTCGGGCAAGTGATAAGTGCCAACACGGCGATTCAAAATAAGCTGATAAGCAGCGGCTTGTACGCTGGGAGCGGCACTGTTCATTTCATCCAAGAACAAAATAATGCTTTTGTACTGTTTTGCCATTTCTGCACTTGGCAATTCTGATGGAGGAGCCCAACGCATGGTGTTGTCGTTGGAATCAAAATACGGAATACCTTTGATGTCAGTTGGTTCCCAAAGACTCAAACGAACATCGATTACATGAGCATCAAGCTCAGTACCAAGTTGTTTGATAATGTCTGATTTGCCAATTCCGGGAGGACCCCAAAGGAAGATTGGACGCTGATTTTTAAAAGCCTTGCGCAAAGACTTTTTAGCACCGCTAGGGCCCACTGTACGGCTACTAATTTCTGGCATGTTATTTCCTATCTTAGTTTAAAAATACGTTGTTGATATAACGCTGTATGTTAATATTATAGCGCCTATTGGTGCTCACGTCAACTGTTTTTTTTAACTTGCGAGATCTTTTTCTCGCTCATTCATGGCTTTGATCAAGCCAAATTTTCTTATGTCGTCAGAAAACAACATCAACTCAAAACTCTTGCGTTCTGAAAAAACTGTGATTGACATATTGGTAAGATAGTAGGGGCAATCCACATATCTTTCCAAAAATATAATGGTTTGAGGACTTAGTTCAATTGGTTCGGTAAATGGTATTTCGTACTCTTTCAAGTCCAATTCTTTTACCAAAAATTCATACCCTTCATCACTGAGACGGAAATTATTTTGCTTGCCAGCTCTTGTGCTTTGCCACCACTTGCGTCCAAATATTTTCATATTGGCATCGTCTGTACTTTTGCCCCATTGCTGGAGAAATATTTGAGTAAGAGAATCTCTAGTGATCATTTCACTATGGTGCCGCTGGTCAACATGACCACTTGAAAGTCAGTGGTGCCGAATGTGAGATTCAATTTCTTGGCCAAGTTGTGTGCATGGCCAGGATTTGAAAAAGAAACTTTTTTATATTTAGGACCAGGATAACTGGTGAGACTGTTGAACGATTTCAAATTGAAAGGCTCGTTCTTATAGAATACAGCCCAAATGGCTTCCGCTTCCAGAATTTGTTCTGCTTTATAAGTTTTCTTATTAACGTATTCTAGTAGAACACTTGGCTTTGGTCTTGACATGATGTATGCGTCTCTCGATATGTACGCATATATTTAGCCTAAAATCCCTTTAGATAGCACCGCCGTCCATGGACACTTGTATAACGTCTGTGTTGCCACTGTTTTTTATGGCATTGTACATGGTCTCGTAGTCTTGAAGCAGTTTGTCCTGTATTTCCAACAGGGCTAGATTTAGTAGTCTAGCCTGTTGAATAGTCATTTTAACTTCCTTTTGCTGGCTTAATTCAGCTGCACGTAGTATCTGTGCAAACTGACTTATGGGCATGGTGTTAATCTGATTTTGCATTGGAAAGCACCTGCTTCATTTCAAATTCGGTTTTGAATGGTCCTTTGTACTCATTGCGTTCCAGTGTGATAACTTTGGGACAAAATGATTTCACCCATCCTTTGTTGAATTTGATGGTGTAATATCCTGCACAATACAAGCTCTTGCTGGCATTTGATTTTGTAAACAGTGGTAGCTTGCGTCTAACATCATACATGGCATTGTAGGGTTTAACGCTGGTTGAGTAACCGTGACAATCGTTTGGTTCAGATTGTGTTACTTTGACTTTGTTACTGGTTAAAAAGAACTTGTCTCCAAATTGCTTTGTGAGATCCTGCTTCTTGTTAAACATAACTTCACCGTTGGTACTTGATAGTACAAACTTGTTGTTTTCTTTCTTGTGTAGTGTTGCGATCTTAGTGCCGTCCTGCTCTACTATCCAAAACTTACCATCCACAATAGGCTTGGCGTATATTTCTGTCATATTTTTCTCCTTGTATTATTCCGCCCCGTAGGCGCTGGAATAATGTATGTATTTATCTCTCATGAGTTGGGTATTTGGCTTGAAAGGGCTCTGCGTATTGCTGTATGTTATCCGCAATCTTTTTCATGTCCCATGTGTTGCAGAATTTCAACATGCGAATACCCACCTGATCCACTGTTTTGG